CTATATTACCTATTTCTTCTTCTATCTCAATTCCAAGTTCTTTAGCTTTATTTCGTGCTGCTAATCTTTTTACATTTTCAACTGGATCAGCACTAACTGCCGCAAAGCCAGCGACAACATTTTCAAAGATTTCTCTTGGTATACTTGCAAATTCGTCTGCTAATATATCGTTTGCTCTTTGTCCTCTAATCTTTTGTCCATCTCCAAGTGGTAAGCATGTAATTGTGCTTTCGTTTAATCTTAAAACGCATCTGTCAGTATCTCGTCTTGGGCCACTATCTGAATCACATAAGTCTCTAAGCATTGGAGAATTACGCCATATAGTTTCCATATATTCAAAAATAACTTTACTCTGCCTAAATGCAGCACCAACAACAACAATTTTTCTTCTAGGCAATATTAAAGCTCTTAGTACTGCGTATAGAGATAATATAAAAGATTTACCAAAACCTCTACTCGCAATTAACATTGGGAATTTTCTTTCCCATAATTCTTTAAGAATTAATGATTGTGATGGAAGTAATTGTATATTTAGAATATGGTTTGTTATGAAAGATAAGTATTCTGGCCTCGTCATTAACCACGTTAAACGTAAATGAAAATCATCATCATTTGCATTAAGAAAAGACATGGGATTAAATAATGTAACATCTACATTATCTATTCCAAGCCAAGCCTCTTCAATATTTTTAAGTTTTGATGTCATTCTTTAATATGCCAATGTTCTAAAATAGCATCAGCAAAACCATAATATACAGCTTCTTCTGCGTTTAAGTACCAATCGCCATTCTTTAGTTTTCTAATTAAAAATTGTTTGACCTGTTTTTCGCTTGGCTTTTTTCCAAATTTTTCATAAAAGAATTTACCATCTACGCACCTTCTAGCATAAACATTAAACATTACATCACATATTCTTTTCTCATAATCTGCTTGATTTATTGCACTTAAATAGTCTGTATTAACATCTGTTGATCCATAGTGCGACATAAAATGAGAATTTGGAGTCATATAACGATAATCTGCCGCTTGCATAAATATACTACTCATTGATTCAGCCTGACCATAAATAATAATTGTTACATATGATCTACACATCTGTATTGCGTCATAAATAGCCATTCCATCTGTCCACTCACCGCCGATACTATGACAATGGATTGTAATATTTGCATTACTTCTCATATCTAATGCTCTCAAGTTTTTTATGAAAGTATTAGACATTCTATACTCTACACCGGGATTTTGATTATCTTCACTGTTATAATGATTGTGTAGAAATATTTCTCTAGTATTTATATTTGCACCATAATCGTGGAAATCTTTAAGTAATTCTGGTTCAGCCATTATTTTTTCCTTCCGATGGTGTACATCTCATTTACCCTTTTCATTATACTACAAACAACAACAAATGCATTAAATTTATCATTACAAAATAATACATTGATATTTTCATATAATTGAAATTCTATTAAACATTTAAGCATATATTTACCAGTTATTTTAAGAGATTCTTGTTGTTTAACTGGTATTCTAGTATGTTCTGGAAATTTTAATAAGTCATCTAAAGAAAATTCTAAGATAATGAATTTATGTGGAAATGGCTTCATTCGCTCAATTTCTCTCATAAATGGGTGTTTTTTATGACCAAGATTTATTGCTAATTCTTCAATGCAGCCCTTTCTTTCTATACATAATTTATCTTCTAATCCTCTTATACTATAATCACCAGTATCTAGTTTTCTATCAATACATCCAGCACAAGAGAAATTTGTTGGAAAATAATATCCATTTTGTTCTCTAGTATCTTTGATAACTGTATATGGTGGTGGTTTAGGCATTGTTTAATATTTCTATAAACATAGATTCATAATGGTGTTCTTTATCTTTTATTGATTCATGACACGTTTTACATAATGTAATACAATTATTTTCATCATATCTTAAAGACGAGGCTTTAGACCAAGGTTTTATATGATGTACATGTAATTTTGTTTTTGAGGAACATCCCGGCATTTGGCATTTTCTTTTATCTCTCTTTAGAACATTCTTACGACACTTTTCGTATTCTATATCATTATAGTTTCTTTTCATAATTGTTGTATTTTATCAAATCTAATATATTTTTTAATTAATCTACAAAAGATTAAAGTTTTTATGGTACTATCTTTAATAATAATTTTTTTTATTATATTTATAGTTGCTTGATGTAAACATTCATCTGGATTATCTGCGTTTATAAATAAAATTAGAAAAGGATCTGAATATTCCCTTATATTAAACTTGATTAAATCTCTATATATGTTGGATACGTCAACATACACTTTATAACGTTTCATTTAACATTAGCTTAATAAGATCTTCTAATTTATGTTTTGGTTGCCACCCAAGCCTTTCCTTTGCTTTCAAGCAATCTCCACGTAAATAGTCTACTTCTGATGGTCTATAGAATTCTGGATCTATGTACACATAATTCCTCCACTCTGGAAGATTTACAGTACTAAAAGCTATATCTAAAAATTCTGCTACAGTATGTGTTTCACCAGTACAAATAACATAATCATCTGGATATTGTTGCTGTAGCATTAACCACATCGCTTCGACATAATCTCCAGCGTATCCCCAATCTCTAAATGCTTCTAAATTTCCAAGTCTTAATTTAGGAAATTCTAAGTCATTTATACCTATTATTTTTTCTTCAGTAAAACATAAGTATTCTTTTTTCATATTAAAATATTCAAGCCACTCTTTAAAATCTAATATCCAATTAATAATCTTTTTAGTAACAAAGTTATCTCCACGCCTTGGACCTTCGTGGTTAAATAAAATTCCACAACTTGCATGTAAATTATAAGCCTCACGATATAGTCTAACACTTTGATGCGCTGCGCACTTACAAATGGCATATGGAGAATTTGGTAAAAACTTAGTATCTTCATTTTGATATTTATTACCATCCTTATCAATATCATAAGAGCTACCAAACATCTCACTTGAAGAAGCTTGATAAAATCTTGTACGTATACCTAAATCAACAATTGCCTGCAATATATTCATACAACCCTTGCCAGTAATATCCCATGTTAGTCCCGGTTGTTTAAAAGAGGTTCCAACGTGCGACTGAGCAGCGAGGTTGTATACCTCATCTACGTTTTCGTAACTAGAGAGGATTCCCATGATACTACTGATATCTGTAATATCGCCCTCTACCAATTTTAATCTATTATTATTTTTAATATGTTTTATTCTTTGTGTATTTTCTGTGCTGCAACGTCTTGTGACACCAATTACTTGATAATCTTTACTTAGAAGTAAATCTGCTAAATGGCTACCATCCTGTCCAGTAATTCCAAAAATAATTGCCTGTTTCATATATTCTCCTATATACCGTATAGTGTCCTAAATTCGTCAATAGTTATTAAATTTAGCCAGTGTTTTCTATTTTGCTCTAAGTTATAATACGTCAATTCACAGTTAATTTCTAATAAATCTTGGTTGCCAAACGATATTATGCCACATCCACAATCAGTATCTACAGTAACCATATTTAAATTTTTATTTTTTGATCTAATTCTAACCCAAGCTTTCCAACAGTCACCTGTCCAACTTGGAACAGATTGAGGAACATTTTGTGTTTCTTCGTTCCAAGGATTCATGTCGTGACAAACAATGTACCCATTTGGTGATAAATATTTTAAAGAATTATTTATATCCCTTTCCACAGTATCAGCATGATGTAATCCATCTATAAATATAACATCATATATTTTTTTATTCTGTTCAAAAAACTCATCAGATGTCATATGATAATTACATTTTGATCTTATATCTGGATCAACACCATCTTTATTTTCGCACTGTATAAGATTAAAATTCCAGCCTTGAAAAATACCAATTTCAAGATATTGTTTAGCATCAATTTTTTTTATTAAAGCATTAATTATATCAGATCTGTTCATTTTGTTTTTTCTCTAAAAATATTTTTAATAGTTTATCATATTCAAGATTCCATCTTGGTTGAAGAACTATGTCTCCAGTTGGTATTTTTCCCTGTTGTCTTAGTTGTTCAATATGTTCAGAATGTCTTTGAATAATATTTGGTCTATCTGGAGTATCAGCACCAAGCCCACTCATATGATAGCTTCTATGCGCCCAATAGTAAAAAAAACTGACATCTTCATCATTTGGATAAGCTAGTATTATATTTTTACTTATACTTTTTATTTTATTTAAAAATGTTGTATCGTTACCGGCATTTTCTCTTGGATATCTTCCACATTTATTCCATATTTCTTTACTATATACTATACCAGCATTTCCCATTTTAGTAATTGCAGTTATTTCTCCACTATTAAAAAATACTCCACGTTCCCAGTGCAGAAGTGCAGCATCATTTACAAAGAACTTATTTATATTTTGTAGATGATTATTTAACATTATGTCATCATCGTCCCATATTGCTATTGTATTATATTTACAATTTTCTGCTGAAAAGTTTTCTTTATCACCTATTGTCTCAAATGTATGATTGATATTATATATTCTTACTTTTGGATGATCAAAAATAATATTTTGTAATGGATAATCATTTACTATTACTAATTCAGATTCCCCCTCGTAGTTTTGATTTAAAAAAGAATACAATGATTCTTCTAATAAATCAATTCGCCCATAAGTCATGCATCTACAAGATATAGGAATCATATAATTACTCCATTACCGTATCTGGTGTCAAAAATGGCTGATCTATGGTATCATCTTCATACCTATGAAATTCTGACAACCTCCCCTGTTCCTTAACCATTGCTAGTCTCATTTTTTCCATTTCGATTCCGTATCGTTTCATGGTTTCTGGATCTTGCATAAGGTTGGCTATCCAAGATATAAAACTTTGTTTACTATCCTCTAGCCGTTTAATTCTTTGCTCTCTTGTGCCTTTCATCTCTCTTAGCATACTAGCCTTCTTAGTTTGTAACTCTCTATAATCCTTATTAAGGGATTCTTGAGAAGCTCTTAGACTTGCAAGTTGGCGTTCTAAGTTTAGTACGTAATCTATGTCCTGTTGATCTTTGTCCTTTGATCGTTCATCACGTAATAATTCTTCGTAAGTAGAAATGGTTTGTATGTTGTCCTTGTTTGACTTGAGACATCTATTCATAAGTAGTTCTAGTTTTATAACGTCAATTACCTGTAGTTCTTCTGTTGGGAATACGTCATCTTTAAACTGGGCGATTATTCTACTCCAGTGATATTTGAATAGTTCAAGTTCTTCGTCTGTAAATTGTTGTTTCAGTTCTAAATAATAGGGGCGATCTTCTAGAGAAAATGCGGCGGCTTCTTCTG